AAGAGACAGGGTAAACCAAATCTAGTAGCTATAATAGATTTTATTTTTTGGTGGGACCCTGAACACTCTATGCTCTCTTGGGTATATTGGAGAAGCAGAAAAGACGTACAATATAACTATGAAATCGGGGAGTTTTATGATGAGACTAACAGACGAACAGATGGTGAGTCATTTGAAGAATTATGCTCATTGGGTGAAGACACAACCTTGGACAGATATCGCAAATCGTTTGGAACAATTAATGGAAAAGGAAATACTGATGGATAAAAGAGACAAATGATAGTAATATATGGTGGACACAACTGTGGATGGTGTGTACGAGCAAAGGAGTTAGCACAAAAGTATGAGCTTGGTTATGTGTATAAAGAAGCTTCTGAATTTAAAGAAGAGTTTAAAAATAAATTTCCAGATGCGAAAACTGTGCCTCAAATACTATGGCACGGTAAGCATATAGGTGGATATGAAGAATTTGAAAAAGAAATTGAAAATACAAGGAGCTATGGTGATGGACAAGTCTGAAATTATTGAACTACTAAATGCAGGTGAAGTGAATATAGTGTTCGTGAAGGCCAGTAATGGGGAACTACGAAAAATGAGAGCTACTAGGAGCACAGATATTATTCCTTTAGAAAATCAACCCGCAGAAAGTGAGGATGAAAGTAGTGTTCTAGAAAGTGCATCGTGTACTGTATGGGACATTGAAGCCAATGATTGGAGAGCATTTCGCTGGAATTTACTGGAAATGGTGAATGGAGTGGGTGTCTAAATAATGGGCAGTATTTTAGAGGGTAAGTTTATTCGATCTGATATGACCTCTAATGCGATGGGCGGTACAGAGTTACTTGCCCATCGTCTTATTGATAATGTGGATAGCAAACTATTACAAGGTATTCAAATACACCAAAGTCGTGTGAATGATGTAGATGAGACTAAAAAACAGGTACTGTGGGTCCACGATTTAGCTGAAGACCCTGCAGTATCGCATTTAAAAGATGAGGGTTGGAAAAAATACGATTTAATAGTATTCGTATCACATTGGCAACAAGAACAATACAAATTATTTCTTGGTGTACCCTATGATATGGGTATTGTAATCCCAAATGCTATTGTACCTATAGAGGATCATAAAAAGCCAGATGATGGTGTTATTCGTTTGATATATACCTCAACTCCGCAACGTGGTTTGCAAATACTTGCCCCAATCTTCCATATATTGAGTCAAAAGTATAGTGATATTGAGCTAGACGTATTCTCATCCTTTAAGCTGTACGGATGGGGAGAAAGGGATGAACCTTTTAAACCTCTATTTAAAGAGTTAGATGATCACCCTAAGATTAACTATCACGGCGCTAAGTCAAATGATGAAGTTCGAGAAACATTAAAGAAATCACATATTTTTGCGTATCCTTCTATATGGAAAGAAACGTCTTGCTTATGTTTGATAGAAGCAATGAGTGCCAACCTTCTTCCTGTTCATTCTAGTCTTGGAGCTTTATCTGAAACATCTATGGGGATGAATATGATATATGAGTATAAAGAAGACTTTGATGATCACGCTAGAGCACTTTTAGCTAATTTAGACTTTGCAATAATGAATGTTAAAGAAAATAGAAATGCAGTAGAGCAATCACTAAAATATCGTAAACCATTAATCGATAACTACTATGGTGTAGATAGATTTGCAAATAAATGGAGCACAGTCTTAGGAAGCCTCTTGACAAAAGATCAATAGTGTGCTACTGTGATTCGTAAACGTTCTTTAATAGGAGTAGCTTATGGCTAAATCAGTAAAAAATAAAATTCGTAAAAAACGTAAACCTATGACACCTGAGCAAAAGGCTGCAGCAGTAGAGCGTCTAGCGAAGGCACGTGCATCTAAAGGTCCAGCAGAATATAAGAGCATTGCTACTAGTGTTGTTGCATTACCTGATGACGATCTATTTTCGCTGAAAAGTATTAGGGGTTGGATTAAGACTCAGAAAGAGCTTCTTTCATCAGCACGTAAGAGTTTAAGACTGAAAGCTAAAGGCGCAGAAAGTCAAGTTGCTATACACGAAGGATATATTCGCAATATGGAACGGTATTTGCGTGATGGCGTTTGGACTGATATGTTCTATGGTGAGTATCAAGAGAAGAAAATCAAGTATCGCTGTGTGGCACCTGCATATGATAAAGATGGTATGGTTAAACGATCACACGGTGTCTGGTATCCCGACATTGGAACCGTATGGGTGGGGCAGGATTTAGATGGCTGATGTTATAGACCTAAAAGTCTTTAGAAAACAGAAAGAAGATCAGAGGTTTGATGAAATAGTCAATAAGATGGAGCAAGAAGAAAAAGAGCTTGCTATATTGACTATGGATTCAGTCTTTGCTCTTCTTGATAACCTAGAAGAAGATGGTATATATGTAGGAGATAGCCCAAGAGCTATAGCTGATATATATCTTATCGTAGAAGCAACTGCGGGGTTGATTTGTAGAGTTAAAAATGTAACTCACGGTATGCACAAAGCAGCAGATTCTTTTATGGAAGAAGATTGTCCTGCAAATCCATTTGAGACCACTGAACAACATAGTAAACTTATGCATCTATTTTTAACTGGAAATGATACTGAAGATACTTGACAACCAGTATTAAATATGATATACTAGGTCATCAAATATGGAGTGAGACAATGATATTAGTAGACCTAAATCAGGTTATGATTTCTAATATGATGATGCAGATTGGCAACCATAAAAATGCTATGGTTGATGAGAATATGCTACGTCATATGATTTTAAATTCGATTAGAGCAAATAAAGTTAAGTTTCAAGGTGACTTTGGAGATATGATTATTTGTGCTGACGATAAAAACTATTGGAGAAGGCAGCGCTTTCCTTACTACAAAGCAAGTCGTAAGCGAGATCGTGAACAGTCAGAGTTAGATTGGAGTTCTATCTTTAATGCCTTGAATAACATACGAGAAGAGTTGAAAGAGTTCTTCCCATATAAAGTTATTCAGATTGAAACTGCTGAAGCAGACGATATCATAGGAACTATTGTTCATAAAGAAGGAAATGAACTAAACACTGGTGAGAAAATCTTAGTCCTATCAGGCGATAAAGATTATATTCAACTGCATAAATATGCAAATGTGAGTCAGTATGATCCTACACGAAAACGTTGGATACGTCATATAGACCCTATAGCGTATATGCACGAACATATCGTTAGAGGAGATCGTGGAGATGGTGTTCCTAACATTTTATCTCCTGATAATATCTTCGTTAGTGAAGGTAATCAAAAGAGAATAACCAAGAAACGCTTAGAAGAATCTAAGGACATAAATAGCCTTGATGAGATAGCTAAAAGAAACTATTACCGAAACAAATCTTTGATTGATTTAGGTGAAGTTCCACAGAATATTAGGGATCGGGTTCTAGAGAAATACGAAGAACCAAACACCAAAGATCGATCCCTTCTTTTTAACTATTTTGTCAAGAATAAACTACGTAATCTAATGGAACATTTATCAGAATTTTAATGGAGTTGTAATGGTTTTAGCATTGTCAGAGATTGTTGATAAAGCAATCAGTTTGAAAACAAAGGAAGAGAAGGTTGAGTGGCTCGAAAAAAATAAAATCGAACCACTGAAACAACTTCTTAGTATTATGTACAATAAGAAGAAGTATACTTTAATGATTCCTAGTACGGCACCACCTTATACTCCTTCAGAGTATCCTGATAGTCAAGGAATGCTGTATCGTGAAATGCGAAAAATGAGATACTTTATAAAAGAAATGGAAGCAGATAATTTAACTCAGTATAGACGAGAATCGTTGTTTATTCAAATGCTTGAAAGTGTCGATGCAGGAGATGCTAAGTTACTTTGTCAAATGTTATCACAAAAGCCCTTAAAGGGATTGACAGCAAAAGTCCTGAATGAAGTATTCGGAGAAGATTTTGTAGAGATTAAAAAGAGTAAGGAAAAATGACTAAAAGAAAACAGTTTCGTGAGTGGATGCAGGAAGATGCTGATTCTGGATGGGAAGATCGTAGTGAGACAGCCTCTTATAAACGTAAGGATGGAAAGCGTTA